GGGATCCGATTCTCTACAAGCCCGCAGGGCACACATTCAAACTCTTGCAGAACAGGCTTTCCCCCAGTATGCCGACCAGATCAAGGAAGGCGTCACCGTTGGAGAGATCGCGGCACCATACCTCGCTGCCCAGAGCAAGCTCTGGGAAGTAGATCCGAATAAGCTTGACCTGTTTGATCCCACCCTGCGTGGTGCGCTGACAAAGATTGCGACCACCAGTGAGACCAAGCCGGGCGAGCCCCAGATGGTCCCGCTGTATGATTTCGAGAAGCAGTTGAGGAGTGATCCGAGATGGCTCAAGACGAACAATGCGAGGGAATCCGTATCGCAGACTGCCGGACAGGTACTAAGCGATATGGGACTTCTATCGACTACGGTTGGGGCTGCACCCCAGACCACTCCAGATGCAGTCACACAGGACTCACGCGCTGGATTTGGTGGGCTTAGCGGGATGTCTGACTTCCCGACCCTTCAGGGACAGAACTACCAGAATCCAGGGAGACCGCCTCAGGCGGCCGATCTGGCCCAGTCTAACGTCGGACAGGTGATCTAATGGCGCTGATTCCGTCTCAGTATCAGAAGATGGTTCAGAAGGCTGCACAGGAACTCAATGTTCCCGTGTCTGTGATTGCAGCCATGGCTCAGGTCTACAACAACTGGCAGTTTGATGGTGATCCACAGCAGTGGTTTGACTCTCTTGTAGACAACATGAAGGCGTTGATCCAGCAGTCAGGTGGAAATATCTACCTGGCTCTGGCCACCTTCGGTGGTCCAGCAGGCTCTGCACAGGCTACGAACTACGCCAACAAGATTGTGCAGATGGCGCAATTGGCGCCGTCACAGTACCAGACCACAGACAACAATGGCATCAGCCCATTCAACAGCAATGTTAGCAACTATCTGTCTGACAACCAGCCGGTACTCAGCATGGCTTCGCTACAGTCCGAATACCCTCTTGTGGCAGCGCTGATCAGCTCGGTCCCCGAGCTGGAAGACAAGTACAAGCAGGCCATTCAGAATCAGTGGAGCACTGACCAGTTCATTGCTGCTGTTCAAAACAGCACGTGGTGGGCAACGCACAGTGACACTGCGCGTCAGGTCTTCGCGCTGATGAAGACCGATCCGGCAACATACCAGCAGAACATCAACAACCTGTACGCCCAGATTCAGCAGATGTCTTCTCAGCTTGGTGCCACTATGACACAAGCACAGCTACACCAGTTCGCTGTTGATGCTCTCTTCGGTGGATATGATCAGAATCAGGCGATGCTCAATCAGAAGTTCGCCCAGTTCGTCAAGCCTACCTCTGGTAACCACTTCGGTGGTCAGGCTGGAACCTATGAGGATCAAATCCGTCAGGCCATGAGAGATCTCGGGGTGTTCATCCCCGAGAGTCAGCTTGACAACCAGATCAAGCAGATCGTTGGTGGACAGTCCTCTGTCCAGACCATCATGGCTCAGCTACGAACACAGGCAGCCTCTATGTATCCTGCCTATGCAAGCCAGATCAACAGTGGTATGAATGTCTCTGACATCGCCAGCCCGTATATCGGGCGGGCACAGCAGCTACTTGAGATGGGTCCCGGTGCTATGAACATCCAGACTCCTCTGGTGAAGCAGGCACTACAGTACATGGGTCCTGATGGCAAGCCTACGGCTATGCCTATGTATGACTTCGAAAATGCAGTACGTAAGGATCCTAGGTGGTTGCAGACTGACAACGCCCAGGACTCGTTCATGTCCAACGCCCACAGGGTGTTGCAGAACTTCGGATTCGCCTACTAGGAGGATGAATGGCTACAACCGCACCACTCCGTACGCCTGACAGATCTCCAGGTGGGGTTAAGCGTCCGGTCACTCCTACGCCGCCGGATATCAGTGGTGTTCTGGGCAGTGAGCTTTCTGGGGCTGAGAGGGACGCATACGCGGCCCTTACTACCTTGTTCGACTCCTATGGTCTTGGCACTCTGGCACCAACCATCCTGAAGTACCTTCAGGCTGGCTACGGATCTGACACCATCACCATTCTGCTTCAGCAGACTCCGGAGTACAAGGCTCGTTTCGCAGGGAACGAGACACGGAAGAAGAATGGTCTTCAGGTTCTCACTCCCGCAGAGTACTTGAGCACGGAGGCCTCTTACAAGCAGCTCCTTCGGAGCAATGGTATTGATCCTTCCTTCAATACCCAATCGCAGTTCGCTACATGGATTGGAGACGACGTTGCGCCTACTGAGCTTCAGTCTCGCATCGGCATGGCCGTTCAAGCTACCTCGCAAGCTCCGCCCGACGTATCCCAGTACTTTGACGAACTTGGGGTCTCCTTCGGTGACCGTGTCAGCTACTTCTTGAATGACAAGAATCCGACCCCAGCCCTTCAGCTAAAGCTGAACCAGGCACAGATCGGTGGAGCTGCACTGGAGAACAAGCTTGATGTCAGCGCCGCTGACAGCTTGAAGTACGCACAGATGGGTGTGGGATACACACAGGCACAGAGTGCCTACCAGCGTATCGCAGACATCCTCCCTGACGCGCTCAAGTTGAGCTCCATCTACAGCGGCCAGCAGGCCGTTAACCAGAGCACGCTACAGGAAGAGTTCCTTGGGAACTCTGGACAGGCCCAGCTAGCTCGTGAGCGTCTGGGACAGCAGGAAACCGCTGCATTCAGCGGACAGTCCGGCGTTGGTCAGAAGACCTTCGCCCAGCAGCTTGGCGCAAGCACAAGCTTCTAATCAAATGACGTAATGACTATATCATTGCGTCACAAGGGCTTTTAGTGATAACGGAAGCACGCTGGTCTTGCAAACCAGAGGTCAGGGTTCGATTCCCTGTTGGTCCACTCCGTACCGACTATCTCAGCGTCGGCTATGCGTATTAAAGTCTGGGAACATACTCAGGAGCCATCGAACACCCCGATTCGATGCGGCCTTTACTAAGGGAGAAGCACATGGACAACTATCTAGATGACGATGGAGAAGGCATTAAGGGTCTGCGTAAGCAGTTCAAGGAGCAGAAGGCTCTCTTGGACCAGCAGAGAACTTTGATCGAACAGCTTATGGCTGAGCGAAACGCCTCCTCTGTTTCGGACTATCTGGCTAGTAGCGGTCTAGATCCTAGGGTAGCCAAGTTCTATCCAAAGGATGCACCTACGGACTCTGCGTCCGTAGCACAGTGGGTCGATGAGAACAAGGAACTGTTTCCAAGCAGACGTGTATTGGACAGCGGTAGCCCTGACGCAGACGTACTCACTGATTCCGAGAGACGCGGATATCAGATGATTCAGGACATGGCAGCCTACGAGGGTGCAGTCCAGATCGATCTGAAGTCTCGCCTAGACAAGATTCAGTATGATCCTCAGAATCCGGACAAGGCACAGGCCGAACTAATGGCCACCTTGAAGGAATTTGAGGGCTACCTAAACATGTAAGGATAACCTTCAATGGCTAACGCCTATACTGGTACTAGTGCCGTTGCAGCTCTTGTCCAGACCGCATATGACCGACTGGTCGAGTTCCAGCTACGTGCTCAGCCCCTTCACCGTGAGGTTGCTGACAAGCGTCCTGCCCAGCAGGACAAGCCAGGTTCTTCCATCGTCTTCAGCCTTTACAACGATCTGGCTACCCAGACGTCTACTCTGACTGAGACTGTTGACCCTGACGCCGTGGCTATCGGTAACCCTTCCACCGTGACTGTGACTCTGGCAGAGTACGGCAACGCAGTACTTCGTACTCGTCTTCTGAACCTGTTCAGCTTCTCCGACATCGACCCAGCCATCGCCAACATCGTGGCGTTCAACATGGTTGACTCGATTGACGCGGTTGTTCTGAATGTCCTTGTTGGTGGAACCAACGTCATCCGTGAGAACGGTGGCAACATGGTGATCAACTCGGGCTCCAACGGTGCCATCACTAGCACTGATATCATGCAGTCCCGCGACGTTCGCGCCGCTGTGACCAAGCTTCGTACCAACAAGGCCTTGCCTCGCAAGGGCAGCCTGTACTGGTCTGCGATCCACCCTGAGGTCTCCTACGACCTACGCTCCGAGTCCGGCTCTATTGCCGGTTGGCGTGCACCGCACGCCTACTCTGCACCTGGTTCCATCTGGGCCGGTGAGATCGGTGAGTACGAGGGTGCGTTCTTCGTGGAAACTCCACGAGCCTTCCAGGACACCACTGGCTCTGGTTCGACTCGCGTGTTCTACACGCTGTTCGCAGGACAGCAGGCGCTTGCTGAGGCCGTGTCTGAGGAGTTCCACGTGGTTGTCGGACCTGTGGTCGACAAGCTGATGCGTGCCCGCCCTATCGGTTGGTACGGTGTTGCTGGTTGGTCCCGCTACCGTGAGGCAGCGCTTTACCGCGTCTGCACTACTTCGAGCATCCACACCACGTAAAGAGGTATCATGTCCACCATCAAGTTTTCCGCTTCCAGTATCGCCACTCAGACTACGTCTATCACCGTTTCTCTTGGTGGTACTCCGGCTGTGGGAGACTTGGTGGTGGTCTTCCTCGGCACCAACAACGAGATCATCACTCATCAGCCCGGGTGGGCCAGTGAGTTCACAGCAGCCCCGAACCCCTGGTTCGAGGGCAACAGCCTCCGCAACACCAACTCAGCGGTGCTGAGTTCCTGGTATCATACTTGGAATGCTTCGGACAGTGGAAACAGCGTAGTCTTCACTTTCGCTCCGGCACCAACACTGGGAATCGGTGACAAGGATCTGAGCCTGGTGAACTCTGTAGCTGCTGCCATCGTGTTCGATGGCGCTAACAGCACTGCGGTGCTGGAGAACAACATTCAGGGTGTTGATGGAGTTCAGGTCAATACGATCAATTCGTCTCCCCTGAAGTTGCCAGCTTCGCTGGCTCTGCACGCTGCCTTCTGTGACGGCTCTACTGTGAACATCACGGACAGCGATGGCACTGCCACGCTGGTGCAGCATCCAATGAATCCCAACGGACCAACCGCCTTGACCATGTCTGTATACAGTGTGGCCAATCCTACGGCTGGATACCAGCCGGTGTTCTCCAAGACACTCAGTGCCCAGTTCCTCATGGTGTCTGCTGTGACTGTATCCGATGTGCTTCCTCAGGTTTACAACCCTCCGTACATTGAAGAGGGTCCGATGGCTGATAACCGCCTGATGTTCCGCTACCGCATCAACAGGTATTTCACCGTGTTGAACAACGGTGGCACCTTCAGTGCCCAGCGCTATCAGTCCACTGATCAGATTGCTGCGGCTACGCAGGTGTTCACCAACAATCAGCCGATCAGTTCTACTGATCGGACTAACCTCCTAGCCTCCGGTGTCGGGGGAGATTTCAGGGCTCTTTCATAATGAACTACCCGCTGGAAGTTCCGGATGAGGTTATTTCTGAAATCCTTGAGCACACCAAGTACATGATGGTGGTTGCCCCAAATGGGGACCATACTGGTCCCTGCAAGTCCAAGCCTTGCTACTGCGAGAGCGTTTACACGCGGCCTATGACTGCTGATGAACGGAATAGATATTATGGCCCCGAAGCCTAAGAAGGCGGTACAGTCCGCCAAGAAGATCAGCTCTGTCAAGAAGGCTGTCCCAGCCATGAAGAAGGCAGCAGCTAAGAAGACTGTGAGCCCTCCCACCAAGGGAGGAAAGCCACGCGCCGTGGCTGACAAGACTCGTCCTGGCCCTATGGGTCAGCGCAATGGTAGTGGATCCATCCCGTTCGCGGGGCCAGGTCCAATGGGACAGGGAGTATATAGCTAATGTCTGGTACACCAGGAACCGCACGCTTCGGCGTGAACCCGGATGCAACTCCGGACCACACCAACTCTCAGGGCATCTCGCACATGAACCTGCCTAAGAGTGGTGGAACCTTCACTGAGACGCACTTCCTCTACAACCCCGTACAGCGTTCTCGTGAGATGGGCAGCACTGAGGGTGCAGCCCCGGGCCAGATGTGGGATGCCACTGAGCATCAGGCCAACTACATGTGCAACCATGATGGATACATGGCTGGTAGCAACATCGTGGCCCAGCTTGATGAGCGCAAGGTGCTGACCAACACCATTTATTCCATCAATTGCGAGTACGCGGAAATGTCTCCAAATGGTGGAACCCCTTCGGGCACTCGTGGTAAGTTTGACTAATGGGCTACGATACCCTGTACCGTGAGCGTGCGCACCTAGCTTCGCTGGTGTCCCGCATGTATCCTTCAGAGTGGTGTGAGGACTTCGACAACGGTGAGGATTGGAAGATCCTCTATGTTCGCACACCAGAGGGCCAGGTTTCCTGGCATATTGCTTCTATTGACTGGGACCTGTTTGATCATGTCCCCAAGAGCGGTAAGCTCGCCAGCGAGGTTTGGGATGGGCATGACACAGACGAAAAGTACCGTAGGATCAGCATGCTCCACAGGGTGCCCAACAAAGAAGTGCAAGTCCTACGGTGAGTGTATGCGCAGTAAGCGCCAAATGGTTGGCTTCGCGGCTTCAGCACGCGGAGCAGACAAGACCCGTGACAACCTCTGGAACCGCGAGCTTGACATGTATGCCGCCGCAAGGCGACAGGGCATTGAGCCTGATGGTACCGGAATGGCTAAGATTCAGTTCGCCCTAGACCAGAGTGAGAAGCATGGAATGGCCTACGGCCGAGACTTCCAGGTTGCTCCGGATGGCAAGGGCGGCTACGACGCCGTGTCTCACGACATGGTAAAGAAGGTCACTGCCGAGATTGATAAGAGCAGTGACATGCAGATGATCAGAGACACAGCAAAGGGGATCCTATAATGTTGGCCCCAATCCCTACACAGGTCACCACTCGACCAATTGACAAGTCTGTTGCGGGAGCTGGCAGCACCGCTGCCGCTCCGACTGCCGGTACTTCGATCACCACGGCTACGGCTGTCGGTGCTGGAATCT